AGATTAGGCAAACCTGATCTGGGAGATAGGTTTTTTGAGATAATGTGGAAAGGTTGGCTGTGTTTATCTACCCCGTGTTTCTCAAACATGGGCACAGAAAGAGGTCTTCCGATAAGTTGCTACTCTATACATGTCGGAGATTCGACAGACAACATCTTCATGAAGAACCATGAATTAGCTATGTTGTCTAAATATGGCGGTGGAGTTGGTGTGTACATGGGCGACATAAGGCCAGCTGGCGCAAAGATATCTTCTGGAGGAACCACGGAAGGCTTAATCCCTTTTGCTAAGGTATATGATTCTACGATAATAGGTGTGTCTCAGGGAAACATGAGAAGAGGTGCCGCTGCGATATATCTTCCTTGGAGTCATGGAGACATAGGTTCGTTCATGAGAATGAGAAGACCAGAGGGAGACGTAAATCGTCAGTGCTTAAATCTCCACCACGGCGTTTGTTTGGATGATTCTTTTTTCTCTAAGCTAAAACAAGGTGACGACAAGACTCGCGAGTTTTGTTTAGAACTTCACAAGAGCAGATTAGAGACAGGTGAGCCTTACTGGTTTATGTCTGACAATGTGAAGAGAAATAGACCAGAGGCATACGTAAAAAATAATCTTGAAGTACACACATCAAACATATGTAACGAGATATATCTTCACACAGATCCAGAGCACACGTTCGTATGCTGCTTAAGTTCTATGAATTTGGTTAAATGGGAAGAATGGAAAAACACAGACGCTGTGTATCTAGCAACATGGTTACTGGAAGGCGTGATGAGCGAATTTATAGAAAAAGCTAAGAAGATGCCTGGATTTGAATCCTCTGTTCGGCATGCTGAGAAAGGCAGAGCATTGGGATTGGGCGTTTTAGGATGGCACACTTTACTTCAAAGCGAGATGACTGCTATAGATGATTTTAGAGCATCAATACTTAACAAGGCAATATTCAAGAGAATAAAAGAAGAAGCACTGAGAGCAAGCAAAGACATGGCGAAAGAGTATGGAGAACCTGAATGGTGCAAGGGGTTGGGGATTAGAAATACTCATCTTTTGGCCGTTGCACCTACTGCGTCTAATTCAATAATATCCGGAAATGTGTCCGCTGGAATTGAGCCAATAAACGCCAATGCTTATGTTAAAAAAACATCTAAAGGAACATTCATCGAGTTTAATCCACAGCTTAAAAAAATACTCTCAGAGAAGGGCTTCGATAACGATAATACTTGGAAAATGATAGTGGAAGACGGTGGATCGGTTAGAAAGGTAGAATGCCTATCTGATCAAGAGAAGTCGGTATTCAAGACCGCTTTTGAGATAGATCAAAGAGTTCTTATCGATCTTGCTGGCGACAGGCAAAAATACATCTGTCAAGGACAAAGCTTGAATCTCTTTTTCTCGGCGGACGTTGATCCACAATATTTTCACGATGTTCACATTAGAGCTTACGAGAAAGGCTTGAACGGCCTATACTATGTGCGCTCTAGTTCTGTACTAAGAGCAGACATATCTTCTCGCGGTAACGAAGAATGCGTCGCATGCCATTCCTGAAAGTCTATCCGATTCTTTAATCGGACAAAATGTAATTTGTTTATTAACAAACTTGGAGGTTTGCATGAGCAGTGATATTGTTGATAATAAGTTTCAAAGAGAACCTCTGAAAGAGCACCTCACAGATAGAGATGACGTATACGTGGTGTTTGATTTCTTTAAAACGTGGGACATGGATATTCCTGAGTATCTCAAGAAAGCTAGCGATGAGTACTCAAAAATGTTAGACAAACCTGCTCACGAGATTTCTGAAAACGATCTTATAAATGCTCAAAACTCTTTTAGAGTTGCTCTTTGCAGAGCGATTTATGATTTTAAAGACGAACCTGTCTTTCAAGAAGAGCTTTTATCAAATGCAGTTGAAAATGCTCGTCAGATTGTTCTTTTCAATGATTTTAACAATTCTATTGAAAAAGACCTGACTGAATGAATACAGATCAAGAGCTCATCGATGACGTGTTAGATAATTTTAACTTCGAAAGAGTACATGTGGTAATGACAGTGCTCGAATGGAAATGGAGTCTTGAAAATGGACTTGAGGTTCCATCGAAAGCAGAGCTAAGAAGAATGGCTAGATCTCTATTGAAAGATGTTCTCACCAGGTCATACGAGAAAATTGGATCTGGTGGATTTTACGCAAGCTTCGATAAAGAAGCTAGACATCTTGAATTATCATTTGTGCTCGAGGAATACACAGCAGAAGCATCGGATACTTTACACGTTCAAGCAAGAGGCTGACATGATCATACAAAGACCAATGCTTGCTTCAGCCATTGAAGACATTAAGAAGCTTAAATATCCTTTGATAGCAAGTCCTAAACTAGATGGAATAAGAGCAATACTTCAGAACAATCTTCTTGTCTCAAGAACTTTCAAACCGATCCCAAATCGCCATATAAGAAATGTACTAGAATCGCTCGATTTAGATTATGCCTTAGATGGAGAGTTGGTATCTGGTAGCTCTTTCAACGAATCTTCATCTGCCATCATGAGTAGAGATGGTCAGCCTGATTTTTCTTACTACGTGTTTGATTCAGTTGTAGACACGAGTGAGGCGTTTTCAAGCAGAATAAAGAGACTGCAAGAAGCGGCTAAACAACATCCAACTATCAAGATAGTTGAACAAGAAATCATAACATCATCTAGTGATCTGTTGGAATACGAAAGAAAATGTCTAGATAAAAACTTTGAAGGTGTGATGGTAAGAGATCCTAGTGGATCTTATAAATTTGGAAGATCTTCACTTCGTGAAGGTTTATTGCTTAAGCTAAAAAGATTCGAAGACTCTGAAGCAGTAGTGCTTGGCTATGAAGAAATGATGCACAACACAAACCCAGAAGAGTTAGATGCATTTGGAAACGTTAAAAGATCAACCGCCATAAGTGGAATGGTAGGATCTAGTATGCTTGGTGCTTTTTTAGTTCGAGATCTTGTTTCAAACGTTAATTTTGCGATATCTACAGGATTAACGGAGAAACAGCGCGTTGATTTGTGGAGTGCTAGGGATGAACTGGTTGGTAAGATTATAAAGTACAGACACCAACCCAGTGGGGCTTTAGAAAAACCTCGTTTTCCAATATTTGAGGGATTTCGTCACAAAGACGACATGTAAGGAAAAACATGAGACGAATTGTCCTAAAACGGACCAGAGATTTGAACACATGGGCGATCGTCTCAGACAAAGGGATCGTATTGACAGAAAAGAGAATAGAAGAAGAGCAAGAGGCCATAGATTGGGCCAATGTGTATCTATCTTCATTTTCTGGTATAAATTGTTTTTTAGAGGTAGATTATGGAAATTACGGAAAACGTACCCGCGAAGAAGAGCCTGAGAAAACTACAAGTAATTAAGAACATAACATCCATGACCATATCTGCGACCGACATTGCGGCGGACTTAAAGTCTGCCGGAGTGTTTACCGATTCTATATTGAACGATATTAAAAACACAAGAGAGAAGGAAGAAGCTCTACTTTTAGCAATAGAAAGAGCATCTAAGGATGGAAAAATCGACTTATTAGAATACGAGTGGACAATTCTACCAGTCGAAAGATGCAAGATAACAATACTTACTCCGTTTGGAATTAGAGAATATGAGTCAAAAAATTAGCAATAAAAGTCTAGGTGAATATATTCTAGTAGATAAAAGCGATGTTCCAACTGCTGTAGAGCTGGAGGCAGCTATTGAGCGTTTGGAAAAAGACATTAATAGCCTATCTACAATGGGAGCATCTAAATACAGAGATCAAGCAAAATCTTTAGCGCCGGTGTTGAGTTATCTTAAACTTCTCTTGTCTAGGAGTAAGAAATAGTATGAAATTTTATAAATACACCATTGTTGACGAGTCTATGCCGTTTCACACCAGCAGCAGTAACTTAGGCTATTGCTATTTATCCATAGCGCCATCTAAAGACGATGTGTTGAGAGAATACTGTAAAGTCTGTAGTGACAGAGATAAGACAGTCGTAGATAATAGCTATGAAAATATGAAATGTGAAATAAGGTGCGGAAAACTACCCGGCAAAGTTTTTATTTATTATAAAGATAAACTTATGGCTTCTCTTGAACCTCAGAGGGATCAGTAAGAGAATCGTCAAATTCTTCTTTGCTTTCGTTCATCGTTAACTTTGGTATTCTATTTCTTTCTATTCTCTTGTAGAGGTCTTTTATGAGATCTTGCATATCCTTTGCATTTGGAACCTCGTTCAATAGTTTAGTTCTAGATTTTCTAACGTTGCCTCGTTTTCTAGAATCTATAACCTCGTCTGCCAGTCCTAGCAAAACAGCTTCGTCTGCTTTTAAATACAAGTCTCTCTGGCAGACATCTTGCCAAAAAGACTTCGGCATGCGTGAATTTGACTCGTATAATTCATACAGTCTATCTTGCAACTTCTTCAGATGCTGAGCTTGTATCTGTCCGTCTGTATGAGTTCCAGATATCCCATCATGCCCGTCATGTACTAGAACGGTGGTGTTTTTATGGAGAGACCTATGGTCACATACTGCCATTACCCAAGTTGCGCAACTGGCAATCATGCCTCCTCCAACAAACCTTATTTGAACCGGCGCAGCCTCTATCTCATCGACAAGCCTAAGCATATCGTAAGCGCTGCCTCCAATAGAGTTCATGTGTATCTCTATCGGATTAGAGTTCATCTCACCCATCTTGTGTATGGCTCTTATAGCTCTTTCTATGGTATGCCATGCAAATTCGCTGCCGTCTTCACCGCTGTCTATGCTTCCAAAATAGATGCGTCTCTTGTCCCAATCTATTCCACTGGTTATCATTTCATCAAGTTTGTTTTTATCTGACATGACAACTCCAATAAAACTCAATAATATACTTATACCCAAAAGGAGACGATGATGAGTGAGCAGATATTTGTAGAAGAAACAGTTGAACAGTTCCTCGCAAGAGGCGGACAAAAACAAACATTTCCTTATATTGCACCTGTCAATAAGCAAGAAGTGTCATCAAACGTGGTAAGATCTATAATGAATCTATCTGAAGGTGAATTCTTCTTCTGTGTAGAAAAGAAGAAAGAAGAAAAGCCCATAAAGGTCGATGATTCTAAACTACCAGCAGATCTTTTGGAAAAGCTGAGAAGTAGGGGGATTAGGATAAATGGATGAATTATTTAGCAAAGTGGCGCGTCCAACTCTCTTTTCCTCAGAAGAAAAGGGTTTCGTAGAAATATACTTCTCAACTGAAGAACTAGCAGCTTTGATAGAAATAACTAATTTTGCTCAAAAAATATATGAATCACTATCAAATAATAATTTAGAAATAAATCCAGCTTTATCGAAAAGATATGAAACTAAATCTACAGCTGCAGCAATGCTAGTAGAAAAACTGATGATCGACGGAGATCCTGATCGACCATCAGATACAGTGATGAATTAAGGTGAGACGGTAAATCTAGTTTTTCTAATATCAATCGACTCGTATATCTCTTTCTCTATTTTTTCTCTTTGTTCTTTAGTAACGCCCTGTCCCTCTATTGAAATCTTAATTGGATAAGTAACTAACGGGCACTGAGACCAGGTTATCTCTGCGCTAAGTCCATATGAGTTTATTTGTTGCTTTCTAGTTTCAACCGCGAGTTCCTTAGTGCACACAATTGGAGTCATTTCATCAGCAGCTTTACTATCTATGGCATCTTTTCCTATTAACCACCATTCATCTCTTGATTTTTTACGGAATTCAGCAACCGACATGTCAAGTCTTTTTGCTTGGATTTTGTCCATAACCTCAAGAATAGCAAGGATCATGTTGACGCGCGATGACACCTCTCCCTCTCTTCCTTGTACGCCAAATGTGGCCTGATGCTGCATAAGAGTTGAAGTGTCTCCAATTAATCTCTCATCACATATTGTCTGTGTGATTGCGAAAGCCATGGATGCTGCAAAATCTACATAACAAGTTATCTTTAAGTTTTTATTCTTTGCTTTTAGATCTTTAGCAACTTGAATTATCTTCATCCCAGATGTCACCGACCCCCCGGGAGAGTCAATGTAAACAAGTACGTTTTCTTTATTTAAAGTTAAAAGTTTATAAATAAAATCACTGGAGGATTTTTGATTTATCTCTCCGACAAG